CGTTGTGCATCTGTACCAAATGGTACTACAAGTCCCATAGTTTGATCAAACTTTAGATATGAATAAATGTCTGCAAGACTAAATGTAAATGGTGTATCAAGTGTATTTGTAATAGTATTGTTTTTAAACGTAAGATCTTCTTGGCCAATAGTACCTAATCCGTTTGATATAAACTGAATATCAGCATTTGGTGTTGCACTTGTAATAGTATTACCGTTAATACTAAGAGAATTGTCTGAATCAAAACGGTTTGTTTGTAATGTTAAGTGATTTATTGTTGTATTAGCCGCATTTCCTGTTACTAATGTGTATTGATTGTTACTTAGGTCAATATATGTATCTCTATCAGTATCGTATAAGCCATCAAAACTAACATTACCTCCACTATAACCTTCAAATATTCCCAAGTCTGTATTATAGCGTAAATCAGCAACGTTATCTTTACGCTGTAAATTAGTACCTGTAGGAAGTCCTAAGTTATTAGTTGCTGACATAGTAAGATTATTAGTTGGTGCTAATGTAAGATCAGCAGTATAAGATCCTAATATATTACTTCTTGCAGTAACTTCGTCAAATACAACGTTTGCTGAACCACTTGCACGTAAATCTAAATTTTCATTTGTATTATTAACACTAATAGTATTTGCATTGAAATTAAAACTATCTACTGCTAACTCATTAAAGTAACCTTTCCTCCAACGTTTAGTAGATGTACCTAAAGTGTATGTGTCTGTAGTATCTGCATACAAGTCTTGTGCAAAAGATGTAGTAAAGTCAACAGTATCACCCGGTTGATCACCAAGTGTTACAATACTTCCACCAAGTGTTAAGTTACCTGTAACATCTACACTTGCCATTCTTGTATTTGTAAGTAAGTTGTGTATGTTTGAAGGAGATGCAAAGTTAATTGGTCCTGCAACAGACTTAATTGTGTTAGGAGAAAGAATTCTTATTGCTCCTGTTTCAATATTTGAACCATCAATAAAAGATGTATTTGCATTTGTGCTTACTCTTAAACTTGAAAGTCCTGTTGCATCAACAGTGTCAGCATCAATACTTGTTGTACCATCTTTAAGATTTACAAAAAATGTATCTCCAACCTTAAAATTACCTTCTTGGTCTTGTGATTGATAGTAAACTGTTCCGCTGTTTAGTTTTGTAACTTCATTTGCTGAAATAGTTTGTGTAACATCGTTAGTTACATTCTTTCCTGATCCGACATAAGCAAAGTTGTGTGATATTAGATATGCTAAACATTCGTCACCATCTACTTCAATACCTTTATTTCCGTAAACACTTGCTGAGCCGATGGATCTTATTTCGCCACCTTTTATTAATACGCTATCACTACGCCATCTTCCTGGACCATTTACAATGTACATTGCTCTATTTGCAAAATATGCAAAAGAATTTAACCACTCAACCCTAACACCGTTTGTCATTGTAAGTGCATCAACACCTGGAGTAATAAAAGTTACTGCATGGAATAACATACTTGCTTCATTTGTATCATGATCACAAACACTACCATCTACAAGTGCGCCTTTACCAGCGTCTCCAGAATCAAAACCTCTTGGATCACTTACACTTGTTGTTTGTCCTTGTGTAATAACTGTTACATTTCTAATATATGGACTACGTGATGTAACTTTCATGTCGCCTGCAAATCTAAAAGCATAACCTTTATCATTTGTGCTATCATAAAAGAAGTTTTTAACTGTTAAATCTTCAACAGTGCTTTCTCCATTTAGTAAGAAACAGTCTTCGCTTTGATTATCAGTGGTCGGACGTATCTCAACATTACGCATGTCTTGTCCTTTTACTGTAACCCCTGCTGGAACTTCTAATGGAAATTGTTCTTCATAATCGCCAGCCGCAATAAGAACAGTATCTCCTGCTGTTGCTCGACTCAACGCATACTTAATTGTTGCAAGTCTACCTTGTGGTGCAGTACCTCTATTATTATTGTCACCGTTAACAGCAACATACCATATGTTACCTTGTGAAAGTGTAACTTCAATACCAGCAACTGTGATATTTTCTACACCAATATTATTTGTTACTGTAAAATCTTCTGTTTGTAAGTCAAAACGTTTAGTAGTAGTACCTACATTATAAGTTCCAGTAGCGTCTGGAATTAAATCACTGTCAATGTCTCCTAAGAATCTAACATTATCCTCATCACCATCGCCACCAATTAAAACATTTCCGTCAAATGTAATATTACCTGTTGCATGAATGTTACCATCAACGCCAACTGTTTGTCCTGCTGTAATAAGTTCGTTAGTACCTGCGCCTTGTGGAATAAAATCTACATCAGCATTTGTAGTGTGTGATCCGATGTAATTATTTTGTATGTCAACTGAAGATGTTTTAATACCGCCAACTACAACACCACTGCCAACTCCGCCAGCATGATTAATATTAATATTTCCTGATGGAACACTTATACCGTTTGGACCAAATGTAAAGTTACCAATGTTTAAATCATTAGTTACTGTTAAGTCTTGTCCAGTGCTTCTTGCTTTTAAAGTACCGTCAACTGTAAGATCCCTTGGCCTTGTTACTGTGTTAATACCAATCTTACCATCAGTATGACCTATGTACAGTAGGTCTGTTTCTACTGAAAGATCTGCTTCACGCTGTAGATTGGCCTTTAATAACGGACCTGATATTCTTCCAAGACTGCTCATAGTTAATACTCCTTAACTATATTTATTGGATTTACTTGTCGAAGTTATGTAGGACTGTTACGGCTTTGCCGTTTGGTACTGCTGAAAGGAATTTGATGTAATAACCGTCTGCATAAGGTGCATTTGGTCCTGCAAGGTTACCACTTGAACTTTGTTCTAATGTGTAGTTTGTTACGGATAACTGTAAAACGTTTTCTACAATTACTAATGCACTCTGTGCTGTTGCTGGTACTGGATAAGACGTGTCGTTAGCGTTAAGAGGCCCAAACACAGTTTCAGTACCGTCTCCTGTGCCTAAACTTTGTTGTGTAATTGGTGTTGGTTCTTTAAGTCTAATCTCTTTCCAAACACCATTATCATAAAATTCAACACTGTTGTTTGTAGTGTTAAATCTCATTTGACCTAATGCTGGATATGCTGGACGATCTGCGTCTGCACCTACTGGAACTTTCAAAGCACTTTTGGATCTGATATCAACAGTTTGATCAGTATTATAAAAAATACCAACACCTCTGTCGATTCCTCTATTATTAGTTGTTTGTGCTTTAAGAAATTTCATTACACTTCCAAGTAACTTACTGTTGCTGATAGATTATAAGGTGCTTGTCCTTCTAATATAATTCTATCACCAGCGGCTAATACCATCTTCTCTGTGTCAAACGTAAATGTGTCTGAACCTGCTACTCTTACTCTTTTTGCAATCTGTGTTTGAGCACCTACTGCAATTGATCCTGTGCCGCTTGGATTAGCAACTGCTGGAACAATGTATAAATCAAAAGTTGCATCGTTTGCTCCACTTAGGTCTTCTGCCGCTGTGTTACAAACCACTAAAGTTAAGATAGCATACTGAGTACTTGCTGGTACAGTAACTATTGCTTTTTGTGTATTGTCAATTAATATGTTTGCTAATGCCATGCTAATATTTATCCTTACAATAGATACCCAAACATAAGGGCTCTATTTCTACTAATTAATTCGTCTCGTTCGTTATTTGTATTTACGTAATATACGCCTGTATTGCCTGGGCCTTCTGACTTAGAATAAAGACTTACTCCGTCTGCTGGTGCTAACGGATCAACAGCAACATCATCAGTTCCTGGTGTTGTTGCAATATTTAAAACATCTTTAACTCTTACAGTACCTGTGCCTGGTGCTTCAAGTATTAAATCACCATTACTAACTGTTCCTGATATAGTTTGGTCTTTAATTCGTACATCATTTAATTCAATTCTGTCTGGAAAGAATGTTGATACAATGGAACTATCCATCATAAAGTCAACTCTACTTTGTCCGCTAATATCAGAAGCGTCTGTTGCTTCTACTTGCGTATTACCGTCTGCAATTTTTCTAATTGCTAAATCGTTTAGTGTTGCATCAATAACTTGATCAACATATAATTTATTTGTAAGTGCATGATCATCGTCATTGTTAATAATGCTGTTACTATATGTTACTGCTGAACCAACTATTTTAACTGTTTCACCATTTGTGTCAAGATATAAACTACTGCCGCCTGTTTGAATACTTGGCGCTCTAATTCCTAAGTTGTTTCCAACTGCATCTCTAAATACAAATGTACCAAACACTTCTGTTGCTGGTGCGTTTGGATTTACATGTTCAATTGTTTCGTCAATTAAAAATAATGCATCTTCTTTTGTACCTCTGTCAATTCTAATACCAGATGTTCCTTCACCTACTCCAGCACCTGTTTCGCCTTTGTTAAGTTCAATAATATTATCTGAAATTTCTAAATTTACAGTACTTACGTTTACAGTGTTACCTTCAATAACAAGGTCACCTGTAACTCTTGTTTCGCCAGCACCTGAGCCTGTGTCAAGACGTATAGTCCCACCACTTTGCGTTTTTACTGTATAATCACCATTTGGTACACTTACATATTTTGACATTACAATTCCTTAAAAGTATGTAGGGGATTTCTCCCCTACAACGTTTATTCTTTATGCGTTAGTGAAATCGTCATCATCAGTGCCGACTAATGTATCGTCGTCACCCGCTTCTTCAAACTGAACAGCACTGTCATTGTTTGCAGTACTAAAGTTCCAAGCAATTGATGTTCCGCTTAATGCATTTGAGCCTGTACCATCTGGTGCAATGATTGTTGCTTTACGTCCAGAAATTTTAGAAACTTGATAAGTTTCTGCGTCATCACCTTTTACAGTGATCGCCATTTCTGTACCAGTAAGTGCAGATGCTAATTTACCTGTTGTTAAGAAACGATCGTACTTCGTTCCTGGTGTACCGATAGCCGCTACACGAAACTTCTTAGATCCTAATTGCTTAACAATATAACCTTCAGTAACAGCAGAGCCGTTATGAAAGTCAACTTTGATTTCGTTGCCACCTGCTGTAGGTACTCCGAAAAACTTTTTATTAATTGGTCTTCCCATTTTGTTTTCTCCTATAAAGTAGTCCTATCCGGGTTCTATCCGGTACGCAGTTGGTATTCTGCATAAGTCCGCCTTGCGGCACACTATCTGACACAAGTATTTATCTAATAGACAGAACTGGAGAATATTTCGGCTTTGTTGCTATATTGATAAATTCACGTACAAAATCAAATTTTGTTGATAATAATTCAAATATTTCAATATCAAGATTTGTTGTAGCAATACTATAACTGCTTTTACCTATATTAGAATAGTAATCAATACTCAATCCATATTCAGGAAATACACCTGTAACAAAAAGACATGTATCGCCCAGTTCTTTTGCTGACAGTCTGTAAGGCTGTTTTAATGACAAGTACGCTTCTGCAAATGATTTTTCAGGAAGGAAATTTGGTTTATCTAACTTATCTGCAAGGAGCATTACTACATACGCTTCAACTTCTAAGGGAAGTTCGTACCCTGTAGTGGACTGTGTCTCTTGGACAAGGTCATAAAAGACCGTTGTGTACTCGTCCTTCATACAAATATTTAGTCATAAAAAAAGACTCCGAAGAGCCTTTTAGTATAAGCATAATAGGTAGGACTTGGGTACACCTACAAGCACGGACCGGAATACCATTCCTAAACCGTACAACCTATCCCCGCGGGTTAGTGCGATGTGACTCAGCGTATTTCTACTACCAAGCCTGGGTACCACCCCTGGACAGTCAAGTTCGACCCTTCTGGTAAAGGCCTCTTCCTTGCACTATAAACAAAAAGTAATTAGTTTTTTGTTGCTATGTTATTAATATAACACTCTTTGTAGGAAAATGCAAGAAGTAAGTTTACCAAAATATATATTTTGAATAGCCATAAAAAAAGGGCAGTGTTGCCACCGCCCTTTTCAATAAAATTAATTCTAAGAATTAACTAAATGTTACACCAGCAACGCTCACACGTGCCAAGTAGTCTGCCGCATTACCAAGAGATGATGCAGTGTTGTTTAACTCTACATAACCGTATCTTGTCATGAATGAAACTACAGGCTCGAACGAAGTTGGATCTAAAACAACGCCTGAAGACATTAGCGGAATGTATGGGCAATAGAATGCCGCCGCGTCTGCTTCTGATGTTCCTTTGTAACCAACAAGTACGTCTGTTGCGTCTGTTGCATATGCGTCTACGTATACTTTCATTGCGCCGTTTAGTGTACCAACAAGTTTAGTGTTAGTAGGTGCTTCGAATGTACCTTCAGTTGTTCTTGCAAACGCTGAAGTTGTAGCAGACTGAAGTACAGTTAACGTATGCGGTGATACCACTGCAAAGTTACCTGCGCCACGTCTTGTACGCTGTGCGATTTTATTAGCCGCTCTGTTAATCATTACAGCAAGTGCCGCATGTTCGTCACCGACGAATGTAGCAGTTCCTGATACAGCAGTTTGATCGTACTGTACATCTGATTCAGCAGTTCCAGCCAAGTTACGTAATGAAGCAAGAACTTCTTGATCGATTTCAGCAGTAATTTCTTGTGCTAAAGCCGCCATAATTTCCGCTTCTACGTCAATGCCTTGTTGTGCTTGTGCGTCTTGTGCAGACTCAAAAGTCCAACGTGCTGACAATTTACGTGTCTTCGCTTCGACTGTTTGTTTTAAGATCTGAATTGACAATCTCTTACCTGCTTCACCTTCAAGTGCCGCTGTAGCAGATGCCTTATCAGTAGATCCACCACCTGAATAGCCTAAGCCAATCTTGAACGGTGATAGAGCCTCTTCGCCTGCAGTCACATCATCTAATGTGTCTGAGTAACGAACTCTTAATGTGTGGATTTGACCCACTGGTCCTGTCATAGGTTGAACACCAACGATTTCGTTAGCGATCACTGTAGGCATGACCCTTCTTATTACTGGTAGGATAACTCTATTTAAAGTTGCAACATTACCCGCAGAAGTTGCTCCTGCTGTAGCCGACTCAGCCAAGTACTTCTTGGTGTTGTCAAGCGTAGCAGACATAACAGACTTCTTATTGCCTTGTAGGCCTTCAAGTAATGCGCTCTTAGTTTCCTGCCATCTACTTTCTAATAGTTCTGACATTGATTTCTCCTTATTTTAATCCTGCAAGTCTTCTAATATCTACGACATTATCTGTTGCAGAATTACTTGCGCCATTTCTAACGTTAGATTCTTCTTTGTTGCCTGTTACTTCTTTCGCCTCGGTAAGTGTTGCCTTCTTCTTTGCCGGAGTGTTACCATCAATTACTGACGGTAAGTACTTGTCAAACTGTTTTTGGATATTAGCAGTTTGTACAGACTCCAGTAAGTCTGTCATAATCTCTTTTTGTTCATTGCTCAGTGGAGCAGTCAACTCGGAAATTACATCTTTTCTTTTTGCAGTTTCTTGTGCCTTTTTAAACTCAAGATCCTTAGATTCAACTAATTTAGTTGTTTTCTCAACAGTTGCTTTCGCTTCTGCTAATTGCTTGTCTTTCACTTCAACAACTTGTAAAAGTTTAGCAGTTTCTGATTTCTCATTTAAGTAAGAGTTAGTATACTCTTCCGCAAACGTTTCAAACAATTTTCTACCAAAGTCGTTTTTACGTGCAACGTCGATGTCTTCTTTAAGTTGCCCAATCTCTTTTGTAAGAGTTTTTGCAACTGTGTTTTCAACAACCTTCGCTCCATTTTTAACGAATTTTTCTTTTACTGTGTTAAGATGCTTCTTAGCCTCTCTAATTAGTCGAACTTTAGTCTCTGCAAGATCTTTCTTGTCTTCATGGAATTCAGCAATTTCTTTTGCCAAAGCCTCTACTACAAATTCCTCAAGTTTGCCAAATTTCGTTGACATTGCTTTTTGGTCTTCATGTAGTTCAGAAACTTCCTTGCCTAATTGTGCAACAACAAAGTTTTTCAGTAGGTCTGCGTTTTCACGCATTGCCACATGATACTTTGCTCTCGCTTCAGCAAGTTTTGTGCGGTCATCAGCAAATTCCGTAATCTCTTCACCAAGTCTATCCTCAACCATTTTTTCCACTGCTTCAGCCATTACAGCCTTGTCGTGGTCATATTTTTGAGCAAATTCTTCGCGAAGTTCTGCGGTTACTTCCTGACGGTTTTCAGTGATCTTTTCCGCCCATGCTTCTTCAATTGATGCTTTGATGTCTTCAGAAATTACATTATTCTCAAAAAGTGATTTCAGTGCTTCCAACATCATGTTCTCCTTATTTTAAACCTTGGATAATGTTTACCAAAGATTCTTTCAAATACTTCTGTGCCTTTGTGTCGTTTTTTACTTCGCGAGCCATATTAAATGCCTTATACCCATCTTTGGTATTCATCAAATGCTCGTAAATTGGCGTTGGATATGCGCCTGGAGCAGATGGTTGAGCAACTATATCAACAGTGATAATTTCAAAGTCGCTTACGTTACTATCTTCGTTTACGTTACCTGAACCACGCGATGAAACACCAAGTTTAACTCCGCTTTCCAGCATTGTTTTAACAAGTTGTCCCATCGGCGTAGGTAATACTTTTAACTTTCCATAACCGTTTGGTCCATCCATCCACATTTCTTTAATCATGTGCGAACAACGGTCAAGGTTAATGTTAAGGCCTTCTGGATGATCAACTTCACCAAGAACTGAATATCCTCCTTGAATCTGATCGTTAAGAGTGTTGACAGCCCTACTAATTTCACTTACGGGGTATATACGCTGGTTCGCATTGCGAACGCCACCCTGAATGCAAATACCTTTTAAATGAAGGTCTTTGCCGTCCTCAGTAGATTCCAGAACGATCTGCGCCTGGTCGAATGTCAAGTTCTCACGTAATAGGTTCATCATCTTAGACTATCCTCAACAATTATTTAGAACCAATGATTGACTTACCATCAGTTCCTGTTTCGCCTGCGCCTTTTTTCTCTGCGCCATGGCCTTTAGCGTTTGACATTGACTTAGATGCTTTACCACCTGGAACGTTAACATTGCCGCCATCTTCAGTTTTAGGAGCACTTACAGTACCACCTTTTTCTTCTGATGAACCTTTTGCAATATTAGCAGTTGTTCCACCCATGTCATTTGCACCAGCAACTGGAGATGTTGCTTTATTGTCTTCGCCTTTTGGCTCAGCAATTTTTTCAACATACTCTCTCATTTGCTCAGTGTTAGATTTAGTACCTTCAAATGCTGGTACTTCGTCTTCTACGCTAAGATCGGATTCAGGAGCAAATGCTTCCTCTTCCTTTTCTTCTTCGTCGTCACCCATGTCGTCCATTGGTGCTTCCTCAGAATCTTCATCGTCACCTTCTTCCTTATCGCCCATCATTTTTTCAAATTCTGCTTTAAGGTCGTCAAGTGCGTCTTCTAAATCAACAACGCGATCTTCCATATCTTCTTCGCTGTCGTCGTCACCTTTATCTTCGTCGCCACCTTCGATGTCAGCCATCATATCGTCTGCTGGATCACCGCCCATGTCGTCTTCTGCTTCTGGTGTAATTTCTGCAAAGTTTTCGTCAACTTCTTCATCTTTTGATGCTTCGTCAACTTCTTCGTCTTTTGCTTCGTCGACTTCTTCGTCTTTTGCTTCGTCGACTTCTTCGTCTTTTGAAGATTCATCAACTTCTTCGTCAGTAGTTTCATCTACTTCTTCGTCTGTTGCTTCGTTAGTGTCTTCGTCTGCTAACTCATCTTCTAATAAATTTTCATAAATTGATCTTGATTTTTCTACGACGATATCATGGAACAGTTCTTCTGCACCTTTCTTATCTTCGTTAACTAATTTTTCAAGCATCTGCTCGAATTTGTTACGGTCTGCCATTGTAGTACCTCCTATAAGTTTACGTTTGGTAAGGCTGTCAATAATATTTACACTTTATTCGGAATATACGTGGAATATAGGCTCAAAACGCAGGATTTTGAAACCTTAATGAAATTAACCAAAGATCTTCTGGAAATCTTCAATGGTTATGTGAGATAAGTTTGTGAAGTTTTTTAGACTTCCGGGTAAGAACTTGTCTCCTTCTGCTACTACTCTTATATATCTCTTTCTGTGATTTCTTTGGCATATTATGCCTACTTGACGCTCCCAGTTACCAAAATATGTTGCAGGGTCGTTTTCTCGCTTGTAATTAAATGTACCAGCGTATAAGTTGTTTACCTTATCATCGCCTTTTCCGGTGCCTGTAGTGCCTTTAAAATCGAACCCTAATATATAAAGTGTCTCGTGTCCGTGGTCAGAAGCAAGATCTAATGCTGTAGGACCACTACTCCAACCTTTACTTGGGTTTAAAATGTTTAAATGTTGTATATCTTTGAATTGTTTGTTGTGATTAGTGTATACTTTGTTATGCTTTTGCCAGCCTGTTTTGACGATTTCCATGACCATTTTGGAATCAACTGCAATAAGATGGTCTGGTTTGAAATCTCTGTAAACTGCATTACAGGCATAGATTGGGCCGTATTTCTTTAAAGTTTCTAACTCTATAGGTTTACGGCTTGTGCCGTTACCAACAACGAATGCTGTTGACATAGGTTCTCCTAAACTTCAGGTTGTGCCGCTAATCCGTACATTTGTCTTACGAAATGTAATTCTTTTTGTTGTTCTTCTTTGTGGAATTCGCCTGCTCGACGTGCTTTATTAATTTGTCGTAGGCTTAAACGTGTCTTACGAGTATCATCTTTTTGTACAACACCTTCGTCGTCAACAGAATCGTATGACTTGTCCTCGGTAGGTTCAAGTGTTTCTTTATCAAAATAAAATAATTCTCTTAGTATCATGTAACTATTTATTCCTTATGCTGGTGGAACTTCAGGAGCAGGTGCTCCGCCTGCGCCACCGCCTGTTGTTGTGTCAGGTGCTGTCGCTTCTCCTCCTGCAATTGGATCAGGCTCAGCAGTTGGATCAATGTCTTCCCCGCCTGCTATATCTGCGTCCATTGCCGCTCCGCTAATACCTACGCCACGCATTTCACCTGCGGCGTCTGTTGGAGGTGGAGTTAAGTTTTCGTCATTTTCTTCTTTCCATAAACGTTCATTTTCTGCAATCTCTTCTGAACTTAATCCTAAGAAACGTTTCAATGCATATCTGTTACTCATAAATGGCACTGCCATAATTTGTGTAAACGTTGGAATTCTTACGTTATCAAGTTCTGATTGTCTGTAACTTGCAAAGTTCATTGGTGGCTCAAGTTTTAAATCAAACATTGAAACATCAATGTTCATTCCTTTTTCCATCAAGTAACGTTTAAACTCTTGGTTAAATTCTTCTGTTACAAGTGCTTGTAAACGCTCACAGTACTTGTTAAAGCGTAGTTCTTGTATGTATGCAGTACCTACTCTACCATCGTTACTTTGCGTTTGTGCATCGTCTTGTGCCGCTGTTGGCAAGTAACTACTTGGAATACGTAAACCTCTAATAAGTTTATTAGTAAAGTATTTTAAGTCATCAATCTCACCTAAGTTAGTACCACCTGGTAGTGTTTCAACTTTAGATCCACGTCCTTCTGCTGTTTGCGGAAAGAAGTAATCTTCATTAGTTGATAAAGGATTGTACGCACTGTCAATAACACTTGTTGAACCGCCTGTTGCACTTGGAATACGTCTTTGGTGTATTTCTGTTTTAACACGTTCTACAAACTGCATAGCAAGGTGTGATGGCATGTTACCTACGTCAATGTAAAACACTCTACGTTCTGGTGCTCTTTGTGTTCTGTAAATAATAATTGCGTCTTCAAGTAATTCTTTTTGTTTGTAAACTTTAAAGATACTTTCAAGTAATGAATTACCAAATGGATAGTTGTTGTCTAACCCTTCTGATAAACTTAAATGTACAACATGTTCTGCATCAATTGCAACTTCTCTGTTGTTTACATTAAATCTTGATCCTGATTGTGATGTTCCTGTATTACCAACTGCACCTTGTGCGCCACCTGATTGATAACCTTGTGAACCTGACGATGTTCCACCGCCTGTAATATTTCCACTTGTAATATGTGGATCAGTAATAATTTGATCTCTAAAATTAAAGTTAATATCTTTAATAATATATTGCTCAGGTTTTTTACCTTCTGATTCGTTTACAATAATACGTACTACTTTTGCAGGATCAATATAAAACCATCTTTTAGTTTCTGGATCTCTAACAAAAAATGCATCGCCATATTTGAATGTATTACGAACAACTCTAAACATCTTAGTGTCAAACTTCTGTAATTTAGACCACTGTTTTAAGTATTGTCCTAATACAGTAATTTCACTGTTTGTTGCTTGTTTATTAAAGTTAAGTTCAAATGGTGTTAAATTTCTTGGATTTTGTTGTGAGCAAAATTCTGCTAAAATATCTAAAGCCGCATTTACTTCACTGTCGTTGTCCATAGTGTTGTATTGTCCATAACGTTCAACACGGTTTGGACTACCAACATATACATCTGGTAGGTATGATGAATAATTGGATCTTGCTGGACCAGGCTCATTACCGCCACGTCCACTGAACGGGCTCATGTTACCGTTGTCGTTATTGCCTGTTGGCACATTTGTAAAGTATCTTTTCCAGCTCATATTATGCAGGTCCTTTCAACATATTACCTTGCAAACTATTTGTTGCACGTAGTAACTGCTTCAAAATTTTGTTTTGTTCACCTAATGTTGTTAATAACAAATCGCTACTGTTACTATTTACCGTGTCTGTGGTGTCTGCCAGCATTTTTGTGACTCCTGAATCGGCAACAATTTTGGCAGTATCAACTTCTGGTGTAGTAACTGCTGGCATTTCATAGTCTGGCATCGTCCCTGCTGTTACAGTTGCTGGTGTTCCTGGCATTTCAATTGTTGATGAAATTTGGTTTTTCTTTACGTGCTTATCAGTTACATCATCGTCATCGTCGCCACCAAACCAATTTAATGGATTAAGTTTCTTACCAAGATTTTTTGTCTTTTCCCAGAGACCTCCAAAGAAGTCTCCAATCCAACCAAACATTCCTGATAGAACGTCCCATATTGGTGCTACCCAACCTTTAATTGTTTCCCAACCAAATATAGCAACTAATGCCGCACCGATTGCAAGGAATGGTGCAATAATTGGTCCAAGTATAATTCCAAACACTGCTGGTAGTAATGATGTTACAAACCCTGCAAGTATTAATCCTGCAAGTCCACCAAGTACACCAGTAATTACTGTTCCAATATGTTCTTTGAAGAAGTCTCCAAACCAATCGCCAAACATTTCTCCAACTTTATCAAATCCTTTATCAATCATAGGTTTGAATCTATCTTCCCAAACTGTGCTAAAGAATGTACCTAAGTCACCGTCTGATGCTTCCCAGGTATCTTTTAAGAATGCCGCTAACTCTTCACCGTATAAGAGAAGTTCGTCTAAGTATTTGTCCATAGCAGAAATACCGTCTTCACCCTCAGCAGTAAACCAAGAAGTAAACTTGCCAATACCTTCCATAAACAAATCAAACAATCCACTGTCAAGTACAGTTGTTTTAATTTTGTTACGCATTTCTGTTATTGCTACTTCAAACTCGGAAACTGTTTGTGTAGTTTTATCACGTTGTTGTTGTTCTGCCTCCATTGCTTTAAAGTCTGCGTCTCGATATTTTGCAGACATTTTATTAAATTCTGCAAGACCCGATGTCATACCTTCAAAACCTTCTTTACCCATCAACGCTGATACTTGTGCTGGATCCATGTTCTTAAAGAATTCGTCCATTTGTGGTCCAAAGCCTGCCATTTTCTTAACATATTCTTCTTGACTAATTGAACCGTCGCCAAGTTGTTTCTGTAAGTCTGCAAAGCCTGGTATAGTTGCCGCAAGTTTTTGTGCTAATGGAGTTTGTGCAACACCGTCTGCCATATCTTTAATAGCGTTACTAAATCCTGGTAATTCTGAATCAACAAATGCAAGTCCGTCTTGGAAGTTTGTTAATGCTTGTCCTGACAGTTTACTTGCCATAACCATTACGTTTGCTTCAGCACTTTGTTTCTTTAATAGTGCTTCTGCTTCTTTACGTGACTTACCTGTTACTTTAGCAAGTCTGTCAATCTGCATTAGGTATGCTTCTGAACCTGCTTTTAATTGTGCTTGTGATCTTCCAGCAAGTCTGCCTTGCATGGCTTGTTGTTCCATGTACTCAGCAGTATGTTCAGCAAGGGCATCCATTTCATACCCCATTCCCATAAATTCTTTTCTTGGTAAACTCTTAATTAATTTTCCAAACTCTTTTGCACCATTAGAAGTAGTTCCTCCTAATAGCATCATGTTTTGTGATTGATTAACTACAAATCCTGAGAAACTTTCTAAACTCATTCCAGCATTTGATGCCGCCAAGTTCATTTCAACAATGTTGTTACCAAAACTTGCACCTACTTCTGATAAAGTTCTAAATTCCTGTACACTGCCTTCAACAACTTGTAATATTCCGCCTAATGCATTTCCAACTACAGGAAGTTGTGAAGCAAAGTCGCTCATCTTAACGCTGGTACCCATGAACTCACTTGCTAATCCAGTTACAGCACCTGCGGCCATTCCAATACCTTTGGTGAACATTCCACCAACCATTGACAAGCCTCTACCAAAATCTCCAAGTACAGAAGTAGTAGATTCTATTTCGTCTGCAAAGTTTCCAGTTTTCTTGGCGGCTTTTTCCATTACGCCTGCCATTCCGCCAGCACCTCCGCCACCGCCTCCAGCCGCTCCACCGCCTCCACCTTTGTTACCCTTCTTTAGAGCCGCAAGGATGTCTTTTAGTGTCGCTTCGGTAGCCGCGTCTTGGATCTGTATATTTCCAATTCCGGGTATATCTGCTGTTACAGCCATTAATTAAATACTCACTTTATAAATGCAATAAATACTTTTGCTATAACTATTTAGCAGGAGAAAAATATGTCAGAAAATAAAATTCCACAAGGCGGTATACCAATGATGCCTAATGGACCACAACCGGGTACACCAGTACAACCGGTTCGGGCAAATCCCCTAACGAAGCATTTTCGACAGCCAAAACTGTATCTTAAACTTCCGTCAGGCGGATCATATTGGCCAGAAGGATCACTTGACTTACCAGAAAATGGTGAAGTTCCAGTCTATCCAATGACTGCCAAAGATGAGTTAGTATTAAAAACACCAGACGCACTTATTAACGGTGAGTCAACAGTAACAATGATTCAAAGTTGTATTCCTAATATTAAAAATGCATACGATACACCAAGTTTAGACCTTGATGCTATTTTGATTGCTGTAAGGATTGCTACTTATGGAGAAAAACTTACAATTACTTCACAGGTTCCAAACACAGAAATGACTAAGGACGTAGAAGTAGATTTAATTATGTTATTAGATACTGTACAAGGTAGAACATACGACCCATTATATGTAAGCAACGGATTTACATTTAATATTAGACCTTTAAATTATAGACAGTTTACAAAAACTGCATTAAAGGCATTTGAAGAACAACGTATGATGCAAACCATTGCTGATACAGATTTAAGTGAAGAAGAAAAAATGAAGAAGTTTAATCAAAGTTTTGGTAAACTAACTTCAATGACTTTAGACGCTGTAGTAACACAAATGGATTGGGTTCAATTTGGTGCTGAAGATAAAGTAACAGATAAGAAACATATACTTGAGTTCTTTGAACAAACATCAGGAGAAATTTTTGATGGAGTTAAAAAGTCAATAGAACACAAAAGAAATGATCATTCACTTAAACCATTAGTTGCACAAGCAACAGATGAAGAGAAGGCGGCAGGTGCACCTGAAACTTGGGAGGTACCAGTGTCGTTTGACCAATCAAATTTTTTCGTACGCAAATAGCACAGTGGCCTCTTGACAAAATCCAGAAAGAAGTTACTGATCTTGAAAACTCAGCCAAAGAACTAAGACACAATATTCTTAAACTTGTTTGGTATATGCGTGGTGGAGTAACTCTATCTGAAGCATATGATATGGGTCCTGAAGACCGAGACATGGTCAAAAAAATCGTAGAAGATAATATGGAAACTACTAAGAAGTCCGGATTGCCGTTCTTTTAATTATTAGTTTTGAATTGAAGCGTACTTGCCACCTGCATCGCCTGGTGCTGGTGCTGGTGCTTTCTTAGCCGCTTTAGAAGTCATTGTTTTTGTAACTGCTGGTTTAGCCGCTGGTTTAGCCGCTGGTGCTTTCTTATCCGATCCTGCAAGATAATCTACAACAAGTTTTTCAACTTTTGCTTTTTGAATCTCACGTATTAATTCGTTTATTTTAGGATTACCAAGTTTTGCCGCTGTTGCCTTGTCTGCAACTTTTCCTGTAGATGTGCTAATCCACTGTGCGCCTTTCCATTCAAAATCATCTTTAGTTGCACCTGCGTTTGTACCCTTAGGTGGACTTGACTTCATATCGAACGGCCCATCGTTAAATGGATCTTTGGAAGCCTTGCCTTGTAATGTTGATGCACTACTTCCGTCTGCTATTCCGTCACCGTCTTTGTCTGCTTTAGGGTCTGGACTTGATTTAGTTCCTTTACCACCTTTAACACCTCCCGAACTCGCCGTGCTACCAGTTTCGCCTTCTGGATCTTGTCCACCGGCGTTTGGATCTTTCTTAAGAGGTTGCCCTGTATCTTTAGCAACTGTACCGATCTGCTCATCGCTTAATCCTTGTGCTGAAAGTATATTAGTAATAGAACCAATGTCTGTAGGTTCACCTGCTTTTGTCCAAGCCTTGTTAAGTTTACGTGTTGTAACTTTCTGTCCTAATTCTTTACCTGCTTTTTTAGCCGCGCCTGAAACTGCGCCTACAGCCTTGCCAATACCTTTGTTTGCTACTGCACCTGCTTTGTCTAAGCCAGCGCCTACTGCTTTACCTGTACCTTTAGCCGCCGCTTTACCTATGTTAGCCGCACCTGCCGCGGCTTTCTTAGCCATTTGTTTAATGTCTATTTCATTAAGAATGTAATCTTCTAACTCGTTAAAGTATTGTTCTTCTAACTGTTCTGCATTTTTATAAACTTTTGATTCTTTCTTTGCACCTTTTTCTACATATTCTGATTTGGCTAATGCTCCACCAAGTGCAACTGCCGCCGCACCTTGCATAATTTTTTCAGCCATGTCTTGTTTGAATGTATCAATGCCTGTTTCTAATTCTGCTGTTTCTTTCCATGTATCAAACATGTCCATCATTCTGTCTTTTTGGTCTTCTGGTAGTGAATCAATGATTGCCCAGAATTCACTGTCCATTACTTCCGGACCTACAAATACTTTAGACATTGAGTAAACAATATTTCCTTCTGCATCTACACCTTCAACTGAACCTGTAACTAATGCACTCCATGGTTTGTCTGAACCTGGAATTTTAGTTTCAATAGTCTTTTTAAATACTGATCCTGCTTCATACTCGCCTTCAAGTCCGTCAACTACTTGTGGTGTACTACCTGCAAAATCTTTTATTGAAGTGTCAGCGGACATTTTTATGCCCATAAACTCTCTGGTTGAAACTGCTTTTTCCATTTGATAAACTGATTGAAGTTTTTCAACTTGTTCTGGACTTAAATCAAGTTCGTCACCAAGTTTAGCAATTCCTGTACTTGTTGGTTGTTCACTTGTGTCCATACCAAGTTCGTTCATTTCTTCTTTGCTATACTGTGCTTTTACAGTTCCTTCAGCACCTACATCTCCGTCTGGGTCAGCAGTACTTGTTGTGTCAACTGTGTCTTTGCCAGTACCACCTACATCTTGCTCAGGTCCTGAACCGTAGTCGCCTTCATCACCTAACTTATCTGGATCTGCTAAAGTAACGTTTGCATCACCTGTAGTGTTTGATTTTACAACAACGTCAATGCCTTCACCTTCAATGTTAAATTTAGTTTGAAGATTGTCAATTGCTTGTTTTACATTTTTACCATCTGGTTCAAGTTCGAATATTTTATCGTTTAATGCGTCTAACTGTTTATCTAATACTGCTGATGCTTCATCGTCTAACTTAGGCATCATCTGTATCATTGCTGTACGTGTTTGAATAAGTTCTTTAATTGCTTCAGAATCTAAGTCTTCAATACTGTCTGCACCCATGGCTGTTAGTTCTGTTATATCTATCTCGCCATTGGTAGTCATAAATGTTTGTGTAATCTCTGCTGGGAACATATCTTCTGCTGTTCCTGATATAGCATCGCCCAACGCACCTGCAATAGCACCAATTGCCGCGCCTTTAACACCTTTAGCAACTGCTGTTGATAGTTTATCGCCCTTAATAGTGTTGTTTGCTAACTTTAAGAAGAAACCAATTGCGGCACCACTTAAAATACCACCACTTGCAAATGCAAGTACTGATGTCATTGCACCAATAATAAATGCACTCTTGGCTGGATTGTCTTTTGCAAATCCGCCCCACTTGTCAACTCCTGCAAGGATTTTTTGACCGCCGGGCATATCTTTTACTTTGGTCTTTAATTGTGTTTTTAGTTTTTCAAACTGTGCATCAAAGTTTTTAACAGGTCCGCTATTTGCCGCGGCATCCATTAACTTGTCAATTTCAGTTTTCATCTTGCCTGAAACTTCAGCAGTTACTTTACCTGCTTTACCTAATGCTGTTAAATTCTCACCGCCTTCAATTGATATTTTTTCAGCCTGTGTAAATATTTTTTGTATTTCGTCAGGTTTAAGATCGGCTTCCATTAAGTTGCTGTACTGCTCAACTAATGGCCAAACATTCTTTTCCCATGAACCAACATAGATTTTTTGTTGCTCAGTTAACATTTCCCATGACTGAGATTCTGTTAATATTGCTTGTGACTTAAGATTGTATGCTGTTACTTCATTAAGTTTCATGTTATGCTGTTGCTCCTGCTGGTGCCGTTGGTGCTGGAGTAGCCTTAGGTGGAGCACTACCTTGACCAAGTGTATCACTTAAATATTTTTTCTCTCCAGGTGTAAGTTGATCTAATTGATCTTTAATTCCTTGTGGAATTTCATTACCTGCACCTGCTGTAGCACTTGCTCCTGCTGTAGCGCCTTTACCTGCTCCTGCTGTAGCCCCTGCTTGTGCTTTTGTGGCTGTTTGATCTGCACCAGCACCTTGTGCCGACGCCTTTTTAGAATTCTGTACTATTTGTAATAATGCTTTATCAAGTGGACCTTTACCAAACGGTCCTGTAATTTTATTATCTGTCATTGCTTTATCAATGACTGCATCTTTGCCTTTAAAGCCATTGTTAAGTAACCATTGCTTAAACTCTGCTGGATCGTTAGCACCCATTTTACCGCCAATAGAACCTTGATGATTTTGCCATGCTTTACGTAATTCGTTTGCTTCAGCACCTGTGTCAACGTTGCCTGCAACGCCAGACGCGAAATTTTTTGCACCTACTTTTGCGGCTGTTTTAGCAAGAACTTTCTTACCAAACTGTGCTAAGCCTGATACAGGCGCCTCGGAAACAGGTTTTTTAGTGGATTCAGCAACGATCTGTGTAACTTTCATGAAATAGTCCTTTATTTTAACTATAACTATTTATTCCAATCAGATTCTTTTAAATAATCTTACGATGGCAGAGACAAAATTTGTAGTTGTTCCTAAAAATGTAGTCATATCCGCACTTTCGCAGAGTGAAGCATTTCAGACGGTACAACAATTAAAAGAAGTTAAACCAGATGAAGAGTATATAATACTCGAAGTACATCCGGAAAGACCAAATGGATTAGGACGTGATCCTGATTTATACGATTAGAACTGTTTGAATACTGAAACATATTAAAATGCTATAAGTTGCTCTTTGAGCAACTATGTTTTCGCTTACGCTCAAACATTATATCTTTTAATTAATGATATAATAATTGCGAAGCAATTTAGCATCATGTAGATTGTTTCAGTCAGACGGAACCTGTTTAAGGGTTCCATCTAATCTTGAACATCATGTGAGCTCGTCACAGCCAAGACTTGGAAATAGGTAATTTGTTTATACACAAAGTACAATGGGCTCTGACCTTTCCCAACCTACGTCGACATCGTTGTTTCCAACTACCTCTCGCTTCGTTCCTATTGCTAAAGAGTTTTTATGTACGTGTTTGTGTTTTTCGACTGACAGCATTCAATCTATATCAACCAGTGAGCCCAATTTGTTTGTTGGCTTCCTACCTCTGG